AGAAATGCAACCTAAGGCTAAAAAGCCTATTTTATTGGAGGGAATATGGAAGAAACCCTAACAATTTCAGAGGTCGCCAGTAAACTCAAAATGAGCTATGGAGCAGTTTATGCTCATCGCTTTCATTGGGGATTTTTTCAAATGGAAGGATCTCGAGTATGGCGAGTAAGTAAAACAACGCTTGATCAGAAACGGCAAAACACGCAAAATGTTTGCCGATTAGACGATCAGGTCGGCGATAAGGAGAAATTATGCCGATCAGAAAAAATGAATTCGGTGTATGGCAAATCGATATTACCACACCGAGCGGCCAGAGAATTAGACGCTCTGCTCAAACAACTGAAAAGAAATTAGCCCAAGAGTTACACGACAAGCTAAAACACGAATATTGGCAAGTCGAACAGCTCAATAAAAAGCCTGAAAGAACCATCGAAGAAGCCCTTGTGCGGTTTCTTGAGTCGTCAAAAGGGCAAAAAAATCTCAATGCAAAAATCCGCCATACGGAATATTGGCGATCTGTGCTGGCAGGGCGAACGCTTAGCTCTTTAACAACTGATGATATTGTCAATAATCTCCCCACCCACAAAATCAGTACGGGAGAAAAGCTATCATTATCCACACAAAACCGCTACCGTAGCTCTATAATGCGAGTGTTATCGCTTGCACAAAAAGCAGGTTGGATCGACCATATCCCTTATGTACCACGCAATGCAGAGCCAAAAGTCAGGGTAAGATGGATCACACAAACGCAAGCCCTGAACTTGATCAACGCATTGCAATTAGAGTGGATGAAAGACGTTTGCACTTTTGCATTAGCAACAGGAGCAAGAATGACCGAAATTTTATCGCTGACCTGGGATAAAATCGATCTTTCTCGCAATATTGCCATTGTCAGTAGCGATGTTGCCAAATCAGGGCGTGCAAGATCCTTATTGCTCGGCAAAGATGCCTTAGCCGTAATCGAAAAACGGCAATCCCAACGCCTCTCTCGTTATGTGTTCCACCGTGGACGAGATAAGCAAATCAAAGAAATTAGCTATCCTGATTTTAATCAGGCACTTAAAAAGTGCAACATCAGTGATTTTCGATTTCACGATTTACGCCACACTTGGGCAAGTTGGCACGTTCAAAATGGCACACCATTGATGGTTTTAAAAGAGCTAGGCGGTTGGGAAACACTTGAGATGGTAAAACGCTATGCCCATCTTAATGCCGACCATTTACTGAGCTACGCAAATCACGTCAAACTTACGTCAAAGTGCATTTTAGACACTACAAAACTTGACGCTGAAAATGATATTTTGGAGGGAGAGCCAGAAAAGAAAAAAGCCGTAAGTTACTGATTTGAAAGGATTAACTTACGACTTAATACTAAATCCTTAATGGTGCCCGAGGGCGGACTTGAACCGCCACGACTCGAAAGTCGAGGGATTTTAAATACTTTTTAACCCTATTAAAAACAATAAGTTATTAATATTCTTATTTATTTAATTAGTAAATATAAATATATATGAATATATATTGACGAAAATAGTCACCAATAGTCACCAAAAAGAACAAGGGATTTTGAAAAAATCAATCCCTTTTTAGATTAGATAATGGATTGAGTGCTACCGCACTTTCTAAGTGAGATGGGGCGAAATGAGCGTAACGCATAGTCATTTCAACAGTGGAATGCCCTAGTATTTCTTTTAGCACAAGGATATTACCCCCGTTCATCATAAAATGACTGGCGAAAGTGTGGCGTAAAACGTGGGTAGATTGCCCCTTGGGTAAGTCAATGTTGGCACGCTCCACCGCATTTTCGAATGCTTCATAAGCGTCATCAAATAAACGCCCGCGTTTTTTAGGCAACATATCATAAAGCTCTTTACTAATTGGGATTGTGCGATTTTTCTTAGATTTTGTGTTGGTATAAGTAATTTTATAAGGCATTATTTGCGATTGGGTAAGCTGTTCTGCTTCGCTCCACCTTGCCCCCGTTGCAAGGCAAATTCGCACTATTAGCCCTAAATCTTTATTGCGGGAATTATCGCATTCAATCAATAACCGCTCGATCTCATCGCTATACAAAAAAGCAAGTTCCGTTTCAGCCTCTTTGAATAAGCGTACACCCTCCAACGGATTTCCCGCTTTCCATTTTCCTAGATTACGCATTTCATTAAAAACGGCACGCAGATAGGCGTGTTCACGGTTTACCGTTGCTTCTTTCGGTGGGCGTTTTGGGTTTTTAGAAAATTTCCCCGCAAGACGTTGTTTGCGATATTCCGCAAAAGTTTCTTTGCTTAGTGCGTTGGCTTTTAAATCGCCTAAGTTTGTGGCAAGGTTAAGTAATTTATTTAAACGATTTTCACCGTCTGATAAAGTTTGCCCGTGTAGCTCATACCATTCTTTAATTAACTCTTTCAGCGTTGGGCTATCATCGTCTGACGTTACCAACTCAATATCTTCTAGCTCATCATTTTTTGTGCTATGCTGATTTTGATAGCGTAACGCTTCGCCCTTGGTTAAAAACCATTTGCGAATGCGTTTGCCGTTTTGATAAAAGTCAGCGAGCCACTTGCCGCCTTTGCTAGGATCTTTTCGTACTGACATTTATTATTTAAAAGTTTTTGCTAATTCCACAAAATCATCACGCTCATATTTTTCATTGTTGTATTTTATCAATGTTCTAATCGCTGTTATTCTAATATCAACACGTTCATTATTGGCTGTATTAATACCCGTTAAAGCATAAGGATTTCCACTATCTGCATACCCAAGAATACCATCGCATAATAATTCAAATTTCATATGATTAGCTGGCTGATTAAGATCAAAGTAATCACCAAAAATAGAAAAATTCAAAAGCACAGGAGAGAATGAAGCAATTTTGAGTTTCTCATCTCTTTCTTGGCTATCAAGCTCTTGTATATAACTAATATAATCTGTTCTTGGCTCATCAACCATTTCACAGAAATCATCAAATCCGATAGCTTCCTCCAAAACTTCATCAAAATCATCATAACGTTTACTTTTATAAGTAAACTTTGTTTCTATATCTTCAACATCAATAATTAATTCGTTATTTTGACTATCTATACATAACAATTTATCCCACCCAGTTTGAGAAACCATCAATTCTGTCACGGTATAATCCTCAATTTTTGGTGTTTCAGGAGCTTTAAATGAAACTATTATTTTCCCTTTCCATAAAGAAAAATAGCCTTTTTCATTCAGTTTAAAACGTTTATTGATAAGTTCTTCTCTTGTCAAAACTTTTTTTATATCTTTATTCTTATTAGGATTTTTCTTCTCTTCCCTATATGCAAAAATAGAAATGATAGCCCAACCAATAGCAACATAAATAATATAACTATTTGCCGTTTCTGACGAACTAAAAAGGCTTATCCCCAAATAAATAAGGATATTAGCAATAACCCACCCAGATAAATATCGAAGAGCAAGTTTCATCACATCATCTCCATTTTCAAAATCACTTTACCCACGATGTCAATATCATTGACATCACACTCAAAAGAAAACTTCCCGCCGTCCACTCTAATTTTGCCTGCTGGTAGCACAGTGATGTAACGGATTAGGTAGGAATTTTCCACGATAACGAAGTACTCCCCGTCAGTTAAGTTACCAACCTCTTTTGTAGCGAAATAAGTCAAATTATTTTCCACAATGGCAAAAACATTGTCGTAAGCTTCGCGGCTTTCTAAATTTGGTAACAGATTGATAAATAAAGGCGTTGTGCCTTTTATGAAAGATTTTCCATTTTCAAGTAAGATTGTATGAAAATATTTCAAGTCGCTCATTTCATCAAAAATAGGCTCTTCACCATATGCCACAAAATCTAATCTTGCACCAGTTTCTTTAACGCAACGTATTACAAGTTCAGCAGGAAAAAAACCGCGTTTAGCCCAAGTTCCAAAGGTACTATGTGGCATTCCTAAATGCTCTGCTAACAGCTTTCTATTTGCAAAACCATAAGCAACCATTATCCGAGAAATTACTTCTTTCCCACCTATTAATTCTTTTTTAGGCATCATTTGACCTTAAATTTTATATTGACAAGGTCAAATGACCCAGTTTATATTTAATGGGTCAAATGACTTAAATTCAATATTTACCAATATTTACCAATATTTACTAAACAGAGAGGTTACCCTATGGAAGCTCAAAATTCAATTTGTATAAATATACAGTTACACACAGCCCCCTATGTAACAGTAAAGGAATACGCTCGTTTAACAGGGGCTTCTGTCGATAAGGTGCGAAAAATGGTGATTGAAGGTAATTTGCCAATTCGACCAAAGAAAAAGCTAAGAGATACCGTGTTTATCAATATGGTGGCGATTGCAAAAGAAGCATCAGCACAGCAATAAAAACCGCACTCATCAAAGTGCGGTGGGATTTTAAAGAAAATTTATAAGGTGGAGAAAATGGAAAAATTAAATCAACGTGAAATTCATATTAAATTAGAAGCATCAAGCTACAACCTGACAACATTAACCGTCATTAATCAAAAAACTGGTGATGAGCTTTCCGAAGTAAGAAAAGCCATTGAGGAAGTTAAGCAAGCGATTAATCCTGCCCCTTATCAACCAACAATTCAGCCAAATAGCGTTCAAAAACACCAGCCAATTCGGGAGACGTTTCGGCTATTGTGTCGCTTGCGTGAACAGTCTCTTGCTCAAAAACGTCAAGAAAATCATCAATCGTTGGAGAACGAACCAACGCCCGCACCAGTGAGCGATTCAGCGTTTCCAAAAATGCCACTTTCATCTCAAGCTCGTTTAGACGTTCTTGCTGTGCTTGATCGTTTTGCTTTTGGGGAACAGACATATGATGACCTCTTTAAGTTAAGTTGTGAGTTAGTTGAAATTTATACGCAAGGATACAGTAAAAATAGCCTGTAATACAAGGTGAGAAAAAATGCTTTATATCAATGAACACGAATCACTGGCAGAAAAATACTGCCAATTACATCATATTGAGCCACCCAAAGTGAAAAGTTGGAAAGATTGTTTGCAGTTTTTAGATAAAAGCCGTTATGCCGTGGAGCGAGCTTTTAATTCCCTTTCTCGTTTTCAGCGTGCATTACTGACTACGGTCGCCAACATTGACGCATTACAAGATTTTCAACGGCAAGAAAGCCCCGTGAGTGGTGAAAAATTACATCACTATTCCGTAACAGGACAATTAAAAATCGCTAAAGGATTGAAATTACTAAGAACAATTAGTAATGCCTTTCCTAAAGGGATTCGCTTTTCCGACTTTTGCCATACCGAGCAGAAAAAGGAGAACAATAATGGCTCAAATTAATCCGATTATTTGTGGGCAATATGCTAATCACCGCTATCGCCAATATTTGAAATGGCGTAATAAATGGCTTCAAGCCGTTAACGAGGGCAATCAACAGCAAGCCGATTTTTATCATCAGCAGCTTATTTGTGCTGCTGATGAACGCATTCAATTTTCTAAACTCGCAAACCAAGCTAGAGGAATGAAGCAATGACAATCCAACATCAACACATTATCGAACTTTCCAATCGTTATCAACTTTGTGTCAATGATAACGGGTTTATTCTTTATCAGCTCACACTCAATAATGAGGGCGTGTGGAAACGGTCAAAAGGGCAAGTTTGCCGTAACTTTGAAGCGGTGGTTGAAACCCTTGAGCATTGCGAGTTAAACAATGAAGACGTAAATAGTTTGCGTGATTGTGCAAGCACGTTACAAGCCATTTTAGGCGAAGTTAAAGAAATCAAAGCGTTATCAGTTAGTCAATAATCCATTTTCAGGGCGGTTGTGATGTCATTACTTCCTTCTAGCAATTCCACAGCAGCAAGCCCTGAACCTTTCTTTCAGGTGTCGCCACCTATTCCCTATAAACCGCAACGCGATCCCGATGAACAACTCACCACGGCACAGTTGGAACTGTTTGAAACCGTGCCAGAAGATTATGAATTTGTCGAAGCCTTTTTAAAACAATTCCCCCGAGCAAGGTTGCGTGAGCATTTTCGCCATTTGTATTTGCGAGAATATCGCAGCGTGAAAGATGATGGGTCGATTGCCTTTGCTTGTGGCAATAAGCAACGTTATCACGCCAATACTTGGCTGCGTGCTTTGGGCGGGCGGTTGGAGTTGGTGTTTGGCCAATACCCTATTCACCTTGAGGGGTTGCTTGCCTTTCAGGGGAAAAACCCGAAATGGTTAGAAGATTTGCTGTTTGATCTCAAGGTAAGTGCAGCAAACGAGAAATACAAAAAAGCCTTTGAAGCAGACTATGACAGCGAGAAAACTGCTCAAAACTATGCCCGCTGGTATGCTCAACAACGCAATAAAGCCAGTGTGCCATTTTATTTGCTCACCGAAACCAAGTTAAAAGCCCTTGCCGACCAGTTAGCCCGTGCCTTTAGCCAACATCATTATGACTATGTGCAACGCATTGCGAAACAGCACCAAGGCGAGCCATTAAGTACGGTGGAAATTCAGCAACATTTTTTTAAGCTCTACCAACAATGCGGCGAACTTTGCGAAAAAATCGGCTTCCCGATGAACCATTGGGAAAGCCACAAAAACGCTAAGAAATTGAAAGGGGAAATTGTCGATGCCGCTCTTTGCCGTATGGCGTGTGAAAAATATTGGTTTAAACGTATGCGAACCACACAAAAGCAAATGGTAGAACATATCGCCATTGCGTGCGGTGGCGTGCGTCGTGGGTTGGCTCAATATATTTCTAACGAGGGCTTCAAAGAGTGGACGTATCAAATCAAGAAAAATCACGATTTTTTGAAGCAAATGATCGTAGAAAATATTGACGACCCCGCCGAGCAAGCCGAGCTGTTCGATATGTATTTCAAAAGTTCCAGCAATCCCGCGTTACGTCGTAAAGAGCTAATGAACCGTTTACGCGGCATTGAAGAGTGGGCGGAGGAAAAAGGGCATATGGCGTTATTTTTAACCTTAACCGCCCCGAGCAAATACCATTCATACCACGAAAACGGAAAGGAAAATAAAAAATATAACGGAGCAACACCAAAGACAACGCAGAGCTATTTGAATAAGGTATGGAAACGCTTCCGTGCCTTACTCAAAAAGCGTCGCATTGCCTTTTATGGTATGCGTGTCGCCGAGCCACACCACGACGGCACGCCGCACTGGCATTTGTTGCTTTATATCCAACCGAAGCATAAAGACGAAGTGATCCGCCTGTTTCGCTTGAAAGCCCTTGAGGAAGATGGCGACGAGCGAGGGGCAGACGAACACCGCTGTAAAGTGGAAGAATGCGATCCCGCGAAAGGTACACCAACGGGCTATATTGCCAAATACATTTCAAAAAATATCAACGGCTTTGCCCTTGATGATGAATATTCAGACGAAGATCCAGAAATGCGATTAAAAGACAATGCCGCCCGAGCAAGAGCCTGGGCGAGCCTTTCGGGCATTCGTCAATTCCAATTCTACGGCGATAAATTCGTTACGTTATGGCGTGAGTTACGTCGCCTTGCGAGCCAAGTAACGAAAGAAGAACGCAACCAAAAAGCCCAAGGTTACAGCAATCAGTTAAGCCTTGAGTTATCCCACTCACAAGCAAAGCCTTATCCGAAAGCGTGGCAATTTGACGATCGCACCCTTGCTCGTGCGGTAACTTGTGCCGACGTGGGCGATTATGCGGCGTTTGTAGATTGCTTAACGCCAAACGGTTTTTTAAGTGAGCGGAAAGATAACCCGCTCAAAATGCACTATGAAACCAGCGAGCCGAATAAATACAATGAAACACGGAAAATAATTAAGGGGGTGAAAAATGCCTTTTCCTTGGCTGAACCTATTTTAACCCGTCTTAAAAAATGGGTGATTAAGAAAGGTGATCCAAATCGCCACACCAAACCCCACGAGCGAAGCGAGGCTAACTTAGGCGGGCTTGCCCGCCCTTGGACTTGTGTCAGTAACTGTAACCTTAAAGAGCGGTCAAATTTAGAGCAAAAAATAAGGGAAGCAGTGAGACCGATAGCCAAGCCGCTCAATGATCACCAGATAGAACAATTATTGATAGGTAAAAGGCTAATTTTGAATAGGAAATATTCGATACAAATTATCAATAATGATGTCGTTATCAACGAAAGCAAGCAACCCGTGCAGACGGTATTGTCTGACGCAAGCGGCATTTTGCAAAAAATCTGGAAGCTCTTTTCTTGATATTAATTAAATTCACAAAAAGGAATGCAATTATGAATAAATCTAATACAAAGAAGCAAGATAAAGACCTATGGGCTACGCCTTGGTGGGTGTTTTGGTTTGCAGAAGCCTACTTCGGGATCAAATTTGATCTTGATGTGTGTGCAATGGCACATAATAAAAAAGTGAAAAAATACATCAGCCCAGAACAAAACACCCTACTTACAGACTGGAACGGGCGTTTTTGTTGGTGCAACCCGCCCTACTCTAACCCGTTGCCGTTTGTAATGCGGGCTATTCAGCAATCCGTACTACACAACAAAACCGTAGTAATGCTGCTCAATGTGGATAATTCGACGAAATGGTTTAATCAATGTGTGCGTAATGCTAAAGAGATTGTTTACATCACGGATCGGCGTATTCCTTTTATTAATAACGAAACGGGCGAAGAAACCGATCAAAATAATAAAGGGCAAATGCTGGTTTTATTTGCCCCGAATAACGGCTTAGATTGTTTGAAAACAAGCTATGTTTCAATGCTAAAAATGCGAGAAATTGGCAATCAATGGGGGCGTGAAAATGGTTTATCAGCCTTTTAGTCATATACCCGTAAATCGTAATGCATTGCCTTATGATTTACCTTATCAACCTAAAAATGAGGATAAAAAAATGAATAATATCAATATCACACCTATTATTGATTGGTTTAAAACTGCTATACCACAGCCTACAGATAAAAATAGAGCTGTACAAATTGGAGTACATTTTGAAGAAGTAGCAGAAATGACTACTGCTATTTATAAAGATGGCTTACAAAATCCATCTATTATTTTAGACTCTCGTAAATCATTCAGTGAATTATCAGAACATTTTAAACAAGATTGGCTGGTTAAAAATAATTCATTTACTAATAAACAGAAAAAAGAACTATTAGATTCACTGTGCGATCAAATAGTTACTGCAATTGGCGTAGCCCATATGTTAGGAATGGATATTCAAGGGGCATTAAATGAAGTTAATCGCTCTAATTGGTCAAAATTTGAAAATGGTAAACCAGTTTTTAATGAGCAAGGAAAGATCGCAAAAGGGAAAAACTACTTTAAACCTAATCTAAGTAATTTTATAAATAAAGGTGTATTATGAAAGAGCATTTCACTAAATTATTAAACCTAGTAATAGCCATACCTAATCTATTATTATTAATTTCGTTCCATATAATACTTTTCTACAAAATCCCTATGGATTTATTAATGGGAGATAAGTTAGATTTTTTCAAATGGTTTATCGCTTATAAACATTGGTGGCGTGTGTTATTAAATGATTTTGGGTTAATTAGTAAAGAGGCATTGCAAGAAACGCAGGAGGCCTTTGATAATCTATTGGAAGATTAATCAACCATAATTAATGAGGGTGAAAATATGCTTAAGAAACTGAAATATTTTTTATTCGGGCTATGGTATCCCGTTTCTTATGAAAATTATCGGGATATTAGTTACAGCAAGATAGGAGCAGAAAGCCATAGAATTTATTGGATTAATTTAAAAACGGGTAAACACAAAACAACCTACTATTTTAATAAAGGGTTTATGTCAGATTATCGTTTTAATATTATGCAAAATATTTATAAAAAGAATTATATTATTAGGGAAAAGAAATAATGTATAAGATTAAAAATATCATTAAATTTATAGTGACTATATTAAAATTTATTTTTGGTGTGTTACTTTTATTATGTACTATTTATCTAGCTATGAAATATGAAAATAGTTTACAAGTAATTCCTATCAGAGAATGCAGCCCTTTCTCTTTTTGTGATTATAGAAAATAAAATCAGTACGACGCTCATAAAAAAACAAAACCGCTTAAGCGGTTTTATTTTTGTAAGTGCGGTAAATTTCACAAAGGGCTTTTATTCCTTGCGGACGTGAATTGCCAAGTTCGGCAAGAATTTCATCAAATTCATTGGCTAGGTCTGTTGGCATTTGTAGCATAATTCGGCGAACTTTCCCTTCTTCAAGGGCTTTTTTGGTGTGGGCGGCTGCGGTTTTGGCTCTTAATTTTTTGCTGTGTTCTGTCATTGCGTTTGCCATAAGTCTTCCTCTATTACATCAAAACTTGATTTTTATCTGAATATTCATTAAGATTGGAGTCATCGGGAGGGTGCGACCTCCCGATGGATTATCTTAGAACGCTGGCATAGCCACCATTAGCAAGATAATTAGGATAATCACTTTGACTAGCATATCCTAAACTCCATTTTAGCCCCACTCTGAACAGCGTGGGGTTTGCTGTATCTAGCCCTTGCTAGATGTTTTGCATTATACTATATAAAATAATAAACGCAAGTATTTTTTCATTTTTTCCTCAACAAAAAAGCCGCTTTCGCGGCTTTATTATCGTTATAATGCTCGTTTTATTTTTTCTTTATCTTGTTCTGATATCAAACCCAAAATATGTGTTAATAAACTATCTTTAATTAACAAACTCGTTTTAGTTGTATGGCTGAACTCTTGATTAAAAACAAAATGATGGTTGCATTCGGGATTACAGCAAGAACAATACAATTTATTAAAATTTTCATTCAAATGTTCTGTTTTTTCAATTCTTGCCTTTGATTTACATACATTGCAATAAATTCTCGGATTCCTTGCCATTTTCAAATCCCCCTATCTACCAATTAATGTTATTACTATATCAAATCACTGTGCATTTATACAGATTGAAAATGAAAAATTATTCCACTTTTTTTGCGTCTAAGAACTTGACTTTTAACACATTTCCAATCTCGGGATCGCTATTAATCGCTTGGCTAATAATGGACTGCATTGGCAACACTTCATCTTGTCGATAAGTATCACGTAATTTGATCGGGTCGCCCAATCCGCCTGCATTACTTGGGATAATTCCCCCTAAGCCGGGTGGGAATCGGTGAGCGGTTAAAATATCCTGGGCGGATATGTTTTTGATGTTAGCAAATTCATCTTTAGTGCCAGTATCGCCAATTGGAATAATTTTCACACCATCGGGCGAACCATTGGGAATATTGATAAACATACTTTTAAAATTCCCCACTCCGCGGCTTTGCTCAATTTTTTTCGCTAGCTCTTCTTCCATTTCCTCGTTGAGATCGGGATCGGTCGCATACAAAATAAAGCCCATATGAGCCCCATTGCTAAAATAACGGCGGCGGAATATGGTTGCATCTGAATTGAGCAAAGCGGATTGAATCCCGCCCACATAATCGGGTGAGCCGTAAACTTGTTGCATTGGGTCATAGAGCTTAATAAAAATGATGTCTTTCGCCTCAAATTGATACACTTCGTTATCTTCATTCAGCAAGGATTTACGCAGTAAATAGGTATAGCCGCCGTCTTTACGCACACGCAAATAAAGGGAAGATAACACGTGCAACCGTACCACTTGCCCAAAGCCATTGCGGATTTTGAGCAAGCCCACGTCGCCAAACTGAATGAGATTTAAACATAACGCCCGCATATCCATTTTTGACAATGCCCCGCCCGTATAATCACTACTGATCATATTGGCACGGCTATTTAAAATGCCGCAATGTTGGGCGTTTTGGTGTGGTAACTTTGCCAACACTTGGCGATTAATCGGCGGAAGATAACAGTGGTATGTGTTATCAAAGCCTAAGCCCATATAATCCAAGGCTGGTGCACCCGTTAGGCTATTTTTATCTAGTTCATCATAATTGAATGATTTAACTTGAACAGATTTATATTTTGAAAGTGCGGTCTTTTTTTTCGTCATTTTTTACATTCTCCAAACGCTGCGGCGTTTTTTGTTTTCATTAAGAGGTTTGTGATCAACGGCATTACAAATCGCCCAAAACACATCAGCGTGCTGGTTTTGGCTAGTGCGGTCAGCGATATAAGTCATTTGCCCACCGCTTCGGGTGGTGGTCTGTTTAATCATTAAGAAACTGGCTGGAATATCCGTTTCTTGCTCCGACCATTCGATCAAGCCGTTTTCAACTAAATCATAGACTTTCAACACCATTGAGGCTTTCACCTCTGGGCTATAATTAATCGCGGTGGTTGCACGTGGGGCGAAATCTTTCACCATTTCATACACCCCCACACCTACGCCCGTGGCATCAATGCCGATATGGGTAAAATGGTATTTTTCAGCCAGTTCTTTAATTTGTTCTGATTGATACTTATAGCTTAAGCCGTGCCATTGGTGGCGTTCTAATATGCGGAATTTTTCTTTTGGCAGAATAGGCGGAGCTATCACGACAAAACTCGCTCCATCCACACTGTGAGCGGGATCATACCCGCCCCATACTTCACGCCCTCCGATCGGGTTCGGATCGTTAAAATTAACGTCTTTCCATTTGTGCGTTTCTACCGCACATTTGAGCAATTTCCCAATATTGAAAATGGAATCGGCATCATCAACCCACTTACACATAAAGAGCTGTTCAAAGGCGGCTTTGCTATATTTTTGGCGTAGAGCGTCAATATCAAATAGCACGCCTGCCCCGCCTGCAATGGCATCTTCAATAGTGATGACATAACGCCATTGCCCATCAGGGCAAACGCAGCCGCCTTTTCGCATTGCTTCAAAAGTGGGGAAAACAACTTCTTTACGTTCAGCCGATCCTTGTTTCCAAAGCTCACCACTCCAGAACTTATAAGCTCCGTGAAATTTTGAAGAAGGGGTAGTAAAATAGGTTTCACGCCATTTTTTGTGCGTTGCCATTGCCGAAGATACGGTATTAAACTCTTCAAAATTGCGTAACCACGCGTATTCATCGCCGTAAACGTGTCCGTGATAACCTTGTGCCGTCGATTTATTAGTGGATAAAAAATGCAGCTCCGCCCCATTGCTCAAAATAATCGGATTGCCTTTAAGTTCTACCTCAAAGTATTCTTTCGCCATTTTGATGATGTAGGTTTTAAAGATTTCCGCTTGGCGTTTGGAGGCAGATAAAAAGAGTTGGTTATCCCCTGTTAAAATGGCATCTTCTAAGGCTTCAAAAGCAAAATAGTAGGTCATACCCACTTGGCGAGATTTTAGAATATTGCGGACTTTGTGATGCTTGTTGTCGCGACAAGTGAGCTGATAACTAAAAAGCGTATCAAGAAACGGCTGAAACATTTCGGGCGTAATGTGCGAAACGTCATTTTTCGCTTTTTTCGGCTTTTTCTTGCGATCTTCTGTTTCGGAAAAATGGGCTTCAGATAACACCGCACTTTGATTTTCCGCAATCGGCTTTTGTTTTTGTGTTGCCCGTTGCTTTTTATATTGCAGATCCTTATCAATCAAGGCTTCTAATTCCTTGATTTCTTGCTCTGTTTTGCCCTCTCTTTCCGTGAGCGTGATAATCCGCAAGGCAATCAATTCTTCTATGCCTTGTTCGTTGATTAAATTTCGCCAGTTGTATTTTTCCGCCCAATAATAAATCGGGCGGGCAGAATTTAGCCCCAGTTCTTGAGCGATTTCGGCGGGTGTCCATTTTTTCAAATATAAATGTCTTGCCCCGTAAATCACTTCATCAGAATAACGTTGGGATTTTCGCTTGCGTAATGTTTTGATCGTATCCATACCGCTATTTTTCGCCATTTCAACGGAAAAAATAGCGACAGAATTCGGATATGTTCGGATATGGCTTGTTTTGCGGTATATCCGAACATATCCGAATTTTACACCGTGATTTTTTGCCAAAGATGGGAAAGAATGCCCGAAGTAATGATTGAAACCTTGCAACAAAAAGGCAGAAAAAATGAAGAACGAAAGCAAAATCAAAACAGGGTTTATTTGTGTGGCGACATCGGGTTATTCCGTTGATGGTCGTCAGATTACTGCCGCCGAATTGCACGAAATGGCAGAAAGCTATGATCCTGAATTGTACACTGCGAATTTATGGCTAGAACATCGCCGCTTTATGAGTTTCGGGCAAGTGCTAGAACTCAAAGCTGAAGATCAACCTAACGGCGAAACCAAACTTTATGCCGTAATCGCCCCAAATCAACATCTTGTTAGTCTCAATGCTGAAGGGCAAGGCTTATTTTCTAGCGTTGAAATTATGCCGAATTTCCGAAATACGGGAAAAGCCTATTTATTCGGTTTAGGGGTAACGAATTACCCAGCTTCCGCAGGAACAACAAAACTTGATTTTTTCAATGTAAATCAAAATGGTAGCGAATTTGGCGAATTTGTAAGAATTGATTTTGCTATTCCCACAGAAAACGAAGAAGAAAAAATTAAGCGCGGGTTTCTTGGGGCGTTAAAGGAATTTTTTGTAAAACCAGCTCAAACCAATGAGCAAACTCAATCCGATAATAACAATAACAAAGAGGAAAACCTTATGACCGATGAACAACTTGCCAAATTTGGTGCTGTGATCGCTACCGCTGTGGCTTCCGCTTTTAGTGCCAAGCAAGAGCCTGAAAAGCCCGCAGAGCCAAAGGCAGAGCAACCCAAAGAAGCCCCTGCTGCGGAAAATCAAGGCGTAACCAAAGAAGAATTTAACCAACTTTTAACTTCTTTCCAAACCCTTGAGCAAAAATTTAATGCGTTAAGCCAAGAAGCAACGCCCGTGCCAAACGGCGTGCCAGTAGAAGGCAAACAAAACGTGTATTCCGTAAATGGCTATAACATTGATTTAAGTAAAGGATTTTAATAATGAATCGTCAAGCATATTACGCCCTTGCGGCGGCATTATCCGCACATTTTAATGTGCCAATGGACGCGGTTTTACGCGGTGAAAGTTTTTCACTGAAAGCCCCTGAAGCTGCCTTATTAGGATCAAATATTCAGCAACGTTCTGAATTTTTGAAACAGATCAATATGGTGCAAGTGGCTACCTTGAAAGGTAACAAACTCTTTGGAGCAACTGAAAAAGGGGTAACAGGTCGTAAAACAAACGGACGCAACCTTGCTTCACTGGATCACACACAAAACAGCTTTGAATTAGCGGAAACCGATAGCGGTATTCTCATTCCTTGGGCGTTATTTGATTCTTTTGCATTGTTCAAAGATCGCCTTGTTGAGCTTTATAGCGAATATTTCCAAAATCAAGTGGCATTAGATATTTTGCAAATTGGTTGGAATGGTCAAAGTGTGGCAGCAAATACCACAAAATCAGATTTATCTGATGTAAATAAAGGTTGGTTAAAGCTGCTTGCGGAACAAAAAGCCGCTAACTTTATGACAGAAGCAGAGGCTTCAAGTGGAAAAATCACGATTTTTGGCGAAGGTTCCTATTACGCTAACCTTGATGAATTAGCCTTCGATTTACGCCAAGGCTTAGACTATCGCCACCAAAACCGAAACGACTTAGTGTTCTTGGTGGGGGCGGATTTAGTCAGCAAAGAAACCAAACTCATCCAGAAACAACACGGCTTAACCCCAACAGAAAAAGCCGTTTTAGGCTCGCATAATTTAATGGGTAGCTTTGGCGGTATGAATGCCATCACTCCGCCTAACTTCCCTGCTCGTGGTGCGGTGGTAACGGCATTAAGTAATTTGAGTGTGTACACCGAAGCGGAAAGCGTACGCCGTGCATTGCGTAGTGATGAAGATCGTAAAGGGGTGATTACCTCTTACTATCGCCAAGAAGGCTATGTGGTTGAGGATTTAGGCTTAATGACCGCAATCGATCACACTAAAGTCAAATTTGCAGGTGAAAGCTAAGGGGTAAAAAATGGGAATGCGTGAATTTCAAAAACGAATGGAAAAACTGACCGCACTTGAAAATCCAGAGGCGGCAAAAGTGGCTGATGTGGTTTCGCACAGTCAGCAAGAGGTGATTGATATTGCCTTAAAAAATGACGTTGAGAAAATTCGCTCACTCTCTAGCCTTGCAGACCGTGCAGAATACAAACGCAATCACTTTTTTCCAAAGTGGTTGCCGTTGGTTGAAGAATATTTTGCCAAAGGAGAAATTTATCAAAATGACGTTATTGCCTATTGCATTATCTATTCTTTTGATGTTGGCGATTTGGGCAGTGCTACACGATTGGCGAGAATGGCTATTGCCCAAAACCAAGCAATGCCAGCCAATTTTCGCAGTACCTTGCCGACCTTTGTGGCTGACCAAGTGTTGGCGTGGGCTGAAAGAATGGCTCACCAAGGTCAAAGTGTGGAGCCTTATTTTTCTGACACATTTGAAGCGGTGGCGACAGCGTGGAAACTCCACGAAATCGTAACGGCGAAATGGTACAAATTCGCCGCAACGCTCTTTTTACGCAACGCACAAGGCGAAGTTCACGCGGCTAGCGTTGCAGACATTGAAAGCCTTGAAATGGCGTTATTTTTGGCACAAAAAGCCAATGAATACAACCATAAAGCGGGCGTAAATTCAATGATTGACCGCATTATTATGCGACTTAAAAAACTCCACCAAAGTGCGGATCTTAACTTGGTTATTCGCCATCTTACTGTAGAAGACGCAATAGAAAAGTTACGATCCCGCACTTCTTTAGCAACTCCAGCCCTAGCCGACAAGGAGCAAGCCGATGTTTAACGGGGTGGCGATTGAATATGATGATAGCGTTATCAGTTCTAATGGCTTTTGGGGCGATATTGAAGTGAGCGAATTTCAAAAACAACGTGCTATCCCCGTTCAAGTGCCAATCGAAATGATTAAGGCTTCACTGATTCAGGCAATGCAAGAAGTTGAATTGGAGCTTGAGGAAGTGGCACAGCATTATCAATCCAAGGGCATTTTGCACGTTCGCGAGATTACCACCGTACAAATTGGCGGGGAAAACTTCGCTCAAACGCAATATAAAAAAGCGGTATTCGCCCGTGCCAAAGCGGATTTATTACCCGAGTTCCTCACGCTATCCGCAAGGGAAATCCACGAGGGGCGGGAGCTGGTACAAGCACAAAAAAGCCTGTTGGCTGAATCCTCTTTCGCAATTCGTCGCTTGAAAGGGAAAAAACGGGGGAAGGTATGGCTACTTTAATGCTGTATCAGCAATTAACGGAATTTTTAAAAAAGCAACTGCCCGAAAGTTATCGGAAGAACCTTTATTCTTGGATTGAAAAAGGGTCATTGATTAATCAAGGTGGCGATATTACCCCAACAGGAATTGAGGTTGCTCATATTCGCTATTCAGCTACGTTGCTTTTTAATGAGTTTCCTTATCGTAAATTATCCGCCTCGTTGGTTATGGCTCAAATTCAAACGTGGCTTAATGAACACGATGAATTACGTTGCCAATTAGATTTTGCGGATTGTGATTTTAGCTTAGATATTTATGACGATGACACGGCAGATTTAACCTTTGATATTGAATTTCAAGAGCCAATTACCGCCGTTATTGATCCAAAAGGCACGTTAGAAATTGACGGTCAGCGGTACAAACTTGATGACATTGAAATTATTACCGCAGAAAAAATAGAGCTAATTATTAATGAATGACATTATTTTGAAATTATCAAAAGAAAGTTTAAAACGCTTCCGCCGTGATATGCGGTTACTAACTCTTTCCCCCGATAAGAAGAAACAAGTTATTCAGCGTACAGCTTGGCGAATTAAAGATAACGCGAAAAAAGCCGTTAATCAACAGCGAAGCCCTGATGGTAAACCGTGGGAAAAGCGAAGAGTTGGCAAAGGGAAAATGCTTAAACGCCGTGCAAAATTTTTGAATACAAAAATACAAGGCAATAACACGGGCGTATTAGGCTATAAAAATAAAAAAAGTTCGGAGTTATCCGCAGAACATCAATACGGCTTAGAAGTTGAGTTAGCGAAAAATCAAAAATTGACGTTAGGCGACAAAATTCAACTTATCAAAAATAAAAATAATCCTTGCTCTGATAGCCAAGCTAAAAAATTAAAAGATTTAGGCTACCAAATTAGGCTTAAAGGTGGGCGAAGAAAAAATGCCAGTTTACGGGAAATCAAAGCACGCTTAACAATGGGGCAAGCTGGGCTAATTATCCGCCTAATGAGTAAAGCATTAAATCAAAATAAGCAAAATGCGGTAAATGGAAAAATAAAACTACCTGCACGCCCATTTTTAGATGAAAACACGCAGCACAATGCTGAAATAATGGCTGCCGAATTAGCTAAAGTTTTGACACTAAAATAACAACAATAACAAGAGGTCAATCACTATGTACCCTTATGTACGAATTAACGCCCTTAATCAATTAAGTGGCCCGACAAAAGAAATTGAACGCCACGCCCTATTTGTTGGCGTGGGTGAAACCAATAAAGAGAAATTGATTGCGATCACCCCTGACAGTGATTTAGACAAGGTTTTTGGCACAACTGAAACCGAGCTAAAAAAACAGGTGCATACCGCGATGGTCAATGCCAATTCGGATTGGTACGCCCACGTGTATATTGCTGATGAAAGCGGTTATGACTTTGTCGAGTGCGTGAAAGCGGCTCAAAGTGTGGCAAGTTTTGAATTTTGCGTCAATACCTACACCACGGGCATTGATAAAAGCAAAATCAACGCGTTGCAAACCTTATATAAAGAATTGCTTAATTCCCTTTCTCGTCGCACCTTTTTTATTCAGTCAATCGGCGGAATTAACGCTGATCCAAGCGAGGGAGAAACGTGGGACGAATATGTTGCAAAACTCGTTACCCTACAACAAGAGATCGTAGCCGAACACGTTATGCTTGTGCCTAATTTAATGGGCAATGATGTTGGTGCGTTGGCTGGACGTTTAGCCAATTCTGCCGTTTCCGTCGCAGATAGCCCCGCTCGCGTTAAAACAGGGGCGTTGGTGAATATTGGTGATAACAAACCGAAAGACAAAGACGGCAATGAAATCACCATTGCACACCTAAAAAGCCTTGAGCAAGCCCGCTATTCCACGTTTATGTGGTATCCCGACTATGATGGCTACTATTGGTCTGATGGGCGAACCCTTGATGTAGAAGGTGGTGATTATCAAGCGATCGAAAATGTGCGGGTAATTGATAAAGCGGCTCGTAAAGTGCGATTACTTGCCATTGCGAAAATTGCCGATCGTTCATTTAACTCAACCTCATCAAGTACTGAGTTTCACCAAACTTATTTCGCAACCCCTTTACGCGAAATGAGTAAATCCACCCAAATTGCAGGGATCACCTTCCCTGGAGAATGTATGCCACCGAAAGAAGGCGATATCGTGATTAACTGGATGAATAAAAACGAAGTCAAGATTTATATGAAAGTGCGAACTTATGATTGCCCGAAAGGCATCGAAGTCAATATTTTCTTAGATTTAACCACCTTAGGAGATTAAGGCAATGAGTGCAAGAATTTCAGGAATGAACTTTGATATTTATATGTTAGGTCAGCCGATCCACGTGGAGGCGGTGAGCTTATCCATTTCCGACAACAGTGCAGCGGCGACAAGCCGCGGTGTGCCAGATGGTTTTGTTGATGGTGATGTATCCGCCGAAGGTGAGCTTGAAGTAGATACAAAAAACTTCGGCAAAATCAAAATGGTTGCGGCTGCCGTAGGCAGTTATCGGGATTTACCCGAAACTGATCTTGTGTTTTTTGCCAAACGAGGCAGCGAACGCCAAAAAGTGGAAGCCTTCGGCTGTAAATTACTGATTACCGATCTGTTAGATATTGATCCTAAAGGTGGTAGTAAATCCACCCGTAAAATCAAATATTTTGTAACTAGCCCCGATTTTGTTCGCATTGATGGCGTGCCGTATCTCTCTAGCTACGACACCCGCGATTTAATCGGCTAACCCTATTTGGCGACCGTTTGGCATTAACATAACAATAATAATAAACACAAGAGAAACGAGTTCGCCAATCTTTTTGAGGTGTACCAATGTTTAACGACATTATCAATTTTTTCAAAACCAATACTGCTCCGATTTCAGGATCAGTTGCCGTGGCTTTTGGCAGCTTATCGCCAAATGAAGCCGCAGCGATTGCCAGTATTGTTTTTGGTTTTTGCACTATCGCAATGAATTTTTATTTTAAACATCGTGAGCTGAAACTACGTAAACAAGAAATCGAACGGAAATATCGCAATGAAAATGAGCCAAAAAACAAACCATAAAGGATTATTAATGTGTGCGGTTTTCGCTGTGCTTGCCCTTGTTGGAGCGAAATATAGCCAAGATTTACGCACCAGCCCGCAAGGTTTGCAACTGATTGCCAACGCAGAAGGCTGTGTACGCAATCCTTATCAATGCCCAAGTGATGTGCTAACGGTAGGTATCGGCACAACGGACAACGTAGAAAAAATTAAGCCGAATAAAATTTATTCCCTTGATGAGATCGCCCGCTTGTATGCCAAAGGGATTAAACAAGCAGAACAATGCGTAAACCAACACGCCAACGGGCAAGCAATGCCACAAGGGGCATTTGATGCCTTAGTAAGCATTACTTACAACGTAGGCTGCGGAAAAATGCAAAAAAGCACCCTGTTTAAGCTAGCAAAACAAGGTTATAAGCCTGCAATGTGCGATCAGTTTCCCCGCTGGGTTTATAGCAACGGGAAGCCCCTTAAAGGGCTGATTGAGCGGAGAAAAAAGGAGCGTGATTTATGTTTGGACGGTTAAATTTTGCGGATATTGGCTTGTTTGTGGTGATGTTCTTCGGTGTGCTATTTATCGCGTTTATAAGTTCCCAAAACAGTAAATTAAAGCAAGAAAACCGCCTACTTAGTCAGCAAGTCATACAACTTGAAAAGCAAGAAAAGGCGATGGTTCAGCGGTTGGAAAAATTACACGCGATGACTGAACAAGCGTCAAAAATGGCAGAAAAAAACACCGCACTTTATCAACAAAAACAAAATGCGTTAAAGGTGGCAAATGAAAAACATAAAAACTGGGCTAATCAGCCTGTGCCTGATGATGTTATTCGGTTGCTCAACGCAGCCCATTAACACGGCTCAAGTGATTATTTGCCCGATTGTAGCAAGTTGCGATCGCCCTACGCTAGCGATTAAAACCAATGGCGATTTAGTCAATGCCTTAATAGATTATCAGCACAATTTGAGCCAATGCCAATTAGCTAACCGTACATTAAAGCAGTGTATTAGGGACTACAACCAATTTTTACAACAACAATAAGAAACCAAAAGGAAAAACACAATGAAAAATGAAGCAACCCAATTACTTGAAAAATTCGGCATTAAAAATACGCTTACCGTTGAAATTAACGGCATTGAATTAACTTTTAATCGTGATGATGCCGCGTTTGACGCGTTTACGAACGAAGTCGAAAAAGACAACCGTATCACGCCGATCAAAGATTATCTGCTTGCGACAATCAGCAAGGAACACAAAGAAACCTTGTTGCAAATTATTCATTTGCCGGGTGTGGCGTTGGCGTTAAATGAAAAAGTGAGTAAAGCCTTTATCGCTGACATTGAAGTTAAAGTAAAAAACTAATTGAGAGGGTGGAACGGTTGGAGCAAAACGGCTACGCACAAGCGATCGCCTTGCGTATGCACTATTTACCGCACGCCGATAACCACCCTCAAAATTTAGCCCGTGCCTTATGGCTAGACAAAAGGCACTGGGAGAATATGGCGAACACCGTCGCAAATGGGATAAGCAAATGTTTTTAGGGTAAAAGATGGCAATTAAAGGCTTGGATTATGTAATCCATTTAACCGACAAAATGACTGGTCCGCTCAAAGGCGTAAGCAAAGGCGTTGATAATTTTGTTAGCAAAACAAAATCCGCAATGAGCAATATTGCAATGGGTGGGGCGGGGCTTTTTGCGGTGGGTAAAAGTATGCAAGCCGCCTTAATGCCCGCAATCGAGATGGATAGGGCTTTAGGTGAGATGGCTTCTCTTGGTGTGGCTGATAGTGCGATTGAGAAACTTCGCAATACAGCCACCGAATTTGCCGTGGAGTATGGCAAAGATTCCGTTGAAGTGGTGAAATCTGCCTATGGCATTAAACAAGCCTTCGGCGAACTTTCCGATCTTGAATTAAGCGGTTTAACCAAAACCACAAATGTAATGGCAGCAGCAATCAAAACCGACGCGAATAGTGCCAAAGATTACCTTTCCCGCCTTTACAGCATTTACAAAAACGAAGCAGACAGTGTGGGCAAAGTGCAATGGGCCGAAAAAGTCGCCTCACAAACTGCGATCGCTACAACCCTATTTAAATCCAGTGTTACTGATATTGAAGCGGGTTTTAAAACCGTTTCAGGCACAGCCCAAAAAATGGGCGTTTCTCTTGGTGAACAAATGGCGGTGATCGGTCAGTTAGGCGATAAAGTGGATACCACAAAAGCAGGAAAACAATTTGAAAGTTTCTTACTTGGGCTTGATTCCGCAGAGAAGAAACTTGGAATGAGCTTTCACGACAACAACGGCAAACTACTTAGCACCGACAAAATTTTACGCAAATTAAAAGCCAAGTTTGGCGATGTAACCAAACATCGGGACATTTTGAAAAAAGCCTTTGGCGGTGATGGAGCTTACAAGTTTATTGCCAATATGATCGACGAAAGCGATCGACTTGGATCAAACATTGACAAACTCGCCAACGTGAAGGGAATGGACGCAGTGAGTGCTCAAGCTCATAAGATGACGGACGTATGGGAACAGCTAGAAGCCTTAACCAAGGGGATCGCGATTTCTATTGGTTCATCACTTCAGCCCGTACTCTACCCTATCTTAAGTAAAATTGTTGGAATTGGTAAAGGCTTTTTAGAATGGCTTAATACTTATCGCAATATTGCCCGTTGGATTGGTTATTTATTCAGTGCCTTAATGGGGTTTGCCGCGGTTGGACCTGTGATTATGACCTTAAAAGGTATTTTCGGGCTTTGGTGGGGATCAATGAAAGGGGCTTGGGCAATCATTACAAAACTCGCACAAGCGACAAAACTCAATATTGTGCTTAATAAACTTTGGGCGGCGACAATGTGGGTAATTAACACTGTAATGAAAGTGATCTCCATTGGTGCACGCTTAATGTGGGCGGCGGTAACGGGCCCTATTGGTTTGGTGATTGCGGCGATTGCCTTAATTGGTTATGCCATTTATGCCAACTGGGACAAAATCAAAGCCGCTTGTTTAGCAGGCTGGGAATGGCTCACGGCACAATGGAACGCCTTTACGCAGTGGCTTTCTGAACTTTGGGGAAGTTTCAGCGGTGTGCTAGCGGAATTGTGGGATGGTATTTCTGCCGTATTTACGGATTTATGGGCGGGTATTCAAAACGGTTGGGATCAAGTGGTGGCGTTTTTCTCCAACATCAGCCCATTAGAGAGTTTTAAAAAGTTAGGGCAAGGGCTGACTGATATTTTTACGAACGCGTATAACAGCCTAAAAAATAGCCTCATCGGAATGGTGAATTGGCTGATTGAGAAGCTGAATAAATTGCCGGGCGTGAATATTGATTTAATCCCAACTGTTAGCACAGAAAGCACAAATAACTCGCTAACAAGTGCAGAAAAAATGGCGAGCTTAAGCCATTCACTGAACGCGGCAAACCTTGCCGCAAATGCAGGCAATATCGCGGTCTTGCCGTCGCTTCCTGACGCGGTGAAACCGAAAACCGAATTTAAGCAAGGCTTTTTGGCAAACAAAAACATTTCAAATCAAACCTCGCACACCGTGAATTACGGTGGAGTAAATGTGTATGCCAATGATCCAAAGGCATTTGAAAAACAAATGCAGGATAGAACCGCACTTGGAGCTGCTTAATATGGATAAGCTGTATTTTGACTTATTGATCAAAAACGAAGATTTAACCTTAGATAGCGGCGGCTTGCCGATATTATGCTACAACCAGCAATCTATCGCCCAAGATATTAAGCACGCGATTTTGGAAAGTGGCTTGGCGACGCAATTAATCGCGGAACGGAGCAAAATTTTACGCCGCGATATTATTTTGCAAATGATTTTTTTAGCTGAAGATGATGAACGGCTTATCCCTGGAACTATCACGATTGAGGAAGAAAGCCCGAACCGCTTATTTTTAACCGCAGAAACCTATGATTTTGGTTCGATCAATTTAGGAATTAACGTCAATGAGTAATGAATTTAAACAAATCCTTGTTGATTCAGGATTACCCACAGAAGAAAGCGAAATTCGCCAAGAATTTGAACGGCTCACACAGCAAGAGGGGCTAATCACTAACACTAGCCGAATGTCGCCTTTTTGGCGTTTAATCTCCGCAGTTGCTATTCAGCCTGTGAAATGGCTTACTCATCATTTAATCAGTGAAATTTTGCCGAATTTATTTGTAAAAACCGCAAAGGGAAAATGGTTACAGATTCAGGCTTGGGCGGTGGGATTGGATTTTAAAGAAGCAACCAAAGCCGAGGGGGAAATCACCTTTTACAAACAAAGCGATCTCACGCCGATCATTATTCCACAAGGCACAATCGTACAAACCGAGCGAATTAATGGGGTGATTTTTAGAGTTATCACCACGGCGGCAACGGAGATCCCCAAAGGCTCAATCAGCGGAAAAGTTCCCGTTATTGCGGAAGCTGCAGGCAGCGATTATAACCTTGCGTCAGGCTACTATCGCATTTTACCCGAACCCATTAACGGCATTGAAAGCGTACTCAATGAAGCCGAATGGTTGCTTACACCGGGATCAGATAAAGAAACCGACGAAGAGTTACGCCAACGCTATCGCACTCAGTTTTCTAGTGTGGGACAACATCATATTGATAGCGTTTATCGCGGAATGATAGCCAAAATTGCTGGGTTATCTGTGGATCGTATTTACTTTAAACACGACGCACCAAGAGGACCGGGAACAGCGAACGCCTATCTTTTATTAGATACGGGGGTAACCAGTCAGCCTTTTGTCGATCGCGTTAATCACTATGTTCGTGATGAGGGATATCACGGACACGGGGACGATTTACTTTGCTTTGCAATGCCTGAAACGCAACATCGTTTAACCTGTAAACTTTATTTTGCTCCTAGCCAAAATGTGAGCGAATTAAAACAAACTGAAATTAAAACCCAAGTAGAAAATATGATCCGCTGTGCATTCCGCGAAAATAATAATTATGCGGTAACTAAAACCTATCCGCATAGCCGCTTTTCTTGGTCGCGGTTAGGTGAAGAAATTCACGAAGCTCAACCGTTGATTTCTTCAATTATTTGGGGACAACAGGATATTTTGAGCGATCTCGCTATTCCACGCATTCAATCTTTAACCGTGAGTATAGAACAATGATAAAAATAACCTTGCCTTTTTGGTTGGATAAAGGCGAATTAAATAAAATCGCCCGACTTTTTGAAAAATGGTGGGCTTATAGTTTAAGGATGTTATCCACGCCATTTTCAATCTTTGACGAAGAAAAATGCAGTGAAACTATTTTAAATTTCATTGCGTATTCTCGTGATATTGAACGTTTCAAGGGTGAACCCTTAGCCCTTTATCGTAAGCGGGTCAAATATGCCTTTTTAAATGCCAAAGACGCAGGCAGCAAAATGGGATTTATCCGTATTTTTGACCGTTTAGGAATTGGATACGTTGAAATTGAAGAGCGTTTTGATTTAGAAAATTGGGATGTCATTAAAATTAAACTTAATGACTCACAACTTGCAAAAAATCCCGAATTATTAATGTTAATTATTCGCAAATATGGGCGAACTTGTCGCCGATATACGTTTGAAGTAATGACAAATAATAAACTCACCATTTATCACGGTGAATTTGACTGTGATTATCGTGCGTATCATTTTAAAGCCAACGTATAACAATAATAAAAATAAGAGGTGAAAAATGGCTAATTTATTAACGCCTGAATTTGAACAATATATTACACAGCAGACCGTCAATAATGGCACAGTTATTTTTGATGAATTTATTTTTGCCAATATTCCCGCACTGAATGAGCATAATTTAACGGATTATTTAACCTTATCTGCGGTGAATGATCATATTGTTCATCGACAAGCGGTTTCAAAAGCGGGTGTAATCAATCAAAATTCGGTGGTTTATTCCGTAACCCTTGGCACTGAAATTGGCGATTGGAATTACAATTTTATTGGCTTAATCAATAAAAGCAAAAAATTGCTTGCCTGTGCTATTCAATCTGAACCCATTAAAAAAATCAAAAATAAAGCGGGCATACAAGGTAACAGCATTACACGCTCCGTCTTGTTGGAATTTAGCAATGCCAAAACTTTAACCAATATCAATGTGAATGCCCAAACGTGGCAAATTGATTTCACTCTACGCTTATCTGGGCTTGATGAAAAAATTCGCCTAACCAATCGCGATATTTACGGCCGTGCAGTGTTTTTTGATGATGGTTTTTTAGTAACCAGAAAAACAGGAAATACTTACAATATTAATGTGGGAACGGCTTATATTGAAGGGGTAAGAGCAAACATTACACAAAAAGCAGAAATTACTGCCACTAATTTACCTTGTTCCGTCTATGTTGATGTTGTTCATCACTGTACCGTAACGGGGGCTTATGAAACGGAGATCCAGTTTTTAACGCGTAGCAAAGCAGACTATCGGGATAATGCCGACCATCAGCATTATGTACAGATTATTGCAGATATTGACAGCCGAGGAAATATTACCGACAGGCGATTACTCGATGGGCGTTATATCCCCAACAGCAAAAAATCTAATGCAATTAATTCGGCAAGTAGCGACACCGTGGCGACCAGTAAGGCAGTGTATGACCTTAACGACATCAAGCTAGATAAGGTTGGTGGCGAGGCATTTTTGAAAACCATCGACTATACCAAGGCTAATGGCTATACCTACAGCGGGTTTTATCGTCCAAACGGCGCTAGACTTAATAATCTCCCACTCAATGGGTTGATGATGCACATTACCCACCCAAGCTACAGCACCAATGCTCACGCTAGGGGGATTTGCTTTAGCT